GCGAAATACGTCGCCTCCGAGAGAGAGTCCTCGTCCGTATCGTCGATGCCGAGAAACCGGGCGAGATTCTCCCATTCCGCGAGAGCGCTCGGAGTCATTGTCGCCGCGTTTTTTGGTCGGAAAATCCGATTAAATATTTTTTGAAAAAAGTTCACATTTTACACCTCGTCATTTCAACGAAATTGTTTTCCACGCCGACCACGTATAATTTATTTGTTGCCGTACCGCCATATTTCCGGTCGTGACGTCCGTCTGAATCTGCGTACAGTACCCCTCGAGATAATAGCCGACGACGATTAACGTACTATATGAATATTTAGCGTTTCGGCACGTCATAGCGTTATAAAAACCGCTCGTCGTTATCGTGTTCAGATCGACGGAGTATAATTCCATAGAGCCGGTTTTCGTATTCATATCGTAACCGCTAATCGTACTCGGTAACTGATTTTCAATCCTCCGCAGAAATACCCGGATACTTTTCCAAAAATACGAAAGTCCCTCGAGACTTAAATATTTCATACGGTCGCCCCCTTAATTAAGAGGCGATAATCGTATCGATTTCGGCGTTCGTGATTGCTACGAGGTCGCTCGACTGCACATAACCGGAGAGGTCGACGTCGGTCGAACCGAGATTCTCCCACGTATTATTAACGTAAATATACTCGGTGTAGCTGTTCGCCCTCTGCGGATTCGGGACGAGGTAAATCGTACCCGGAGCGCCGGTCGACGGGAGAACGGATACGACCTCGAAACTGATACCGGTAATACCGGCGACGGCGGAGGCGATCTCGCTGTCCGTCTGCGCTTTGGTATACGCGTCCGTAATTCCGTACCCGGCGAGAGTCGTCGCGGCGTTCGCCTTTCCGCTGATTGCGGCGGCGACTTGACTCGCGGTCTGATATCCCGCGCCGTTCGTGAGTTCGGTATTATTCGTCGGTACGGGGACGTTTACGGTCTTATTCGCGACCGGGAGAGGTACGTTATTAACCGTAATCGCGTCGATTACGTTCGCCTCACCCCCGGCGGCGACGAGTCCGGAGACGGTCGTCTGTAACGTAGAGACGTTCCCGTTTGTCGTTGCAAGGTCGGACTGCTTCGCGAAAATGGTCTTGATTTTCTGCCAAAAATACAAGAGACCGTTCTCGTCGAGGAAATTGTAACTCATAATTTAACCTCCTAAATGGTGAGCAACTGTTCAAGTCGCATATTACTAATATTGTCGAGGCCCAGATCGGGAAACGACTTGTTCCCGATTAACTCCACGCTCTCGATTTTCGGTTTATTCGTTAACTCGTTATAATCCGAGGTCGAGGATACCGTCGTTTTATTGACGATTTCCGCTTTCGTTTTAATCGAGCTGCGCGACACCGACGGCGATACGGCGAGTCGGTTTCCGGTTAGTTTTGCCTTTACCGTAACGGTTCGATATAGACTCATTCGGAGGACACCCCCGCCCCGATAAACTCGTCCACGTTAAACGAGAGGAGTTTCGTACCGACGATATTTCCGTCGGAGAGAATCGCTCGCGCCTGTACGAACAACAGGATATCCGGCGTAAACCCGAGAGTTTCCTCCTCGCTGAACGTATACGAAATCGTGTTCTCCTCTGTGTCGAGCGTCACGTCGGAGAGGCCGTAAACCGTGACGGTCTGCTGTTGTTTAATAGCAAACTCGAGACCGACGATATTCGCGACGGACAAATCCGCCGACTCGAATTCGAGCGTTAACGTCGGCGTCGTTCCCTGTAAAATACTTTTCATGTTTTCCACCCCATAGCGGCGAGATATTTATCGAGTTCGGACTCCACGTCGACGACTTCTTTCGTTTTGTGTTTAAGCATAACGGCGTGAGCGTCGACGCAAGCGTCCACCGGGTCGATACGCTTGAACCGTTGCCCCGGCTTTTTATCGACCTTGATTTCGTCGAACGAGTTTCGGACGACTTTCGCGTTTGCAAAACTCCACGTTAAAAGCTCATTTTCCCGGTTATATTCGAGTTTCTCGCTTTTGACGAGTAATTGTATATCGACGGTCGCGTCGTTAAGACTTTTCGCCGACTGGACGATAATAACGACCGGACACCCGAACGCCTCGAGGTCGGAGAGTATACCGTCCGCGTTATGCGGATCGATACCGATTCCCAAAAATTTAAGGTTATACGCCTCGCGTAACTCGCTTAAATGGTTAATGATAAATTTATAATCGTTTTTGAAATCGCCGGACCCGCCTGTTACGGTTATCAATTCTTTTTGTTCCCACAAATCATACGGAGCGAGGTCCGTCTCGACGTGTTCCTCGAGTCGACCGCGCGGCATAAACGAATGAGAATAAAAATAAAACCGTTCGCCGTCCTCCGGAAACTCGAGCGCGAGCGTCGTCAAGTCGCCGCCGGAGGAGAGGTCGAGACCGACCCAGCACTCGCGACCGGCGAAATCTTTTAACATGCGGTCGGACGCGCAGCTCGCCCATTTTTTAGAGTTAATAAATGAGTCGTCCGTATTTTCGACCCACATATTAAGCGATTTTGTCAAAAAGTCGCGGAGGTCGGACCCGCCCATATCCCGCGCGGTTTGTGCGTCGGTTTTCAGTACTTCGAATTTCTCCGGATCTGTACAGATAAACGGATTCGCCTTTATCCATATATCCGGATTAAACGGGTCGTCCTCGGGGTCGAGCGCGTATATATCGACAAAAAAATCCTCGGCGGTACTTAAACCTCGGAGGATTTTTATCGCGTAATCGTCCATTTCTTTACAAAAAGAATTAAGACGGTCGCCGCGCGTCGTTATCATGGATACAAGTGTCTCCGGGAGGGAACGCGTACCGTTATATAACGCTTTATATATTTTGTTGTCCTTGTGTTGATGAATTTCATCAATCGAGGAGTAAATCGACCGGAAACCGTCGTCGAGTCCCGCCTCTTTCGAGAGCGCCTCAATCGTACAGTATGTATCGAGCGCCTCGATAACCGATTTATAATCCTTGACCGAGAAAAACTCGCCGAGGTCGGGATCGACGGTTATAAACTTCTGCATTTCTTCCCACGCGATACGTGCCTGTCGTTTCTTAGTCGCGACCGTGAAAAGTTTTCCAAATTTATAACCGCCGAACCCGGCGATATACGTCCCCATGATACCGTTTTCAAACGTTTTACCGTTCTGTCGGGCCATTGATTTATAACGGCGGCGAAACCGGCGCTTATCGTTTGAGACGCGATACCAACCGAACGTAACGCCGAGGTCGAACGCTTGCGAGTCAATCAACCTTACCGGACGAGGTTCCGTTCCCTCGGCGATCGTTAGCGTCTCGGCGTAATCAATTATTTCCCGCGCCTTTTCCGGCGAGTAATAATACGGGAAATCCTCGGTCCGTTGACGTGTCAAGTCGTCTAAATGCCGCTTACAGGCGAGGACGTGTAACTCACCCGCGACGACGTCCCCGGCGACGACTTGTTTCGCGTATTCGGTGACGCGGTCATTCATTGACCGACTTCTCGAATTTCGCGAATTTATTCGCCGGTTTTTCCGGAGTATTCGCCGCCGGGACGACGAGTTTACACCGGGACGAGATAGTTAATCCGAGGTCGGACGCCGACGATCTCGCCTGTTTGAAAAATTTCTCCTGTACGGTTATCCATGTCTCCGTTAGTTTGTAATCGTTCCGGACTTCTCGCGACCGGAGTTTTTTCACGGCGTTTATATAAAGGTCTTGCGCGATAATATACCGCGCGAGCGCGTCGATATCCGTCTCGCCGATTATCTTTAGCCGTTCGAGCTGCTCCGCAATTTTAACAAACTCGCCTTTTTGTTTTTTTGTGAGATACGCCGGAGGAACGATATCCCCCTCGAGAGGCTTTATTTCGCCGTTACGCCGTTCCTCGATTTCCGCTTTTGTCAAGTGCTTGTTACCCTTAGCGATAACTAATTCAATCGGCTGTCGTTGACCCGACATAATATCACCTCATATTCCCGTCGTATCGATTAACGAGTCCGCCCAATACCGCGTTTCATCGGATAAAAAGTTCAATTGTGTATTATCGTCGTCCCCGTAAATACCCGTCATATCAAACGGATAGTTACAAGCAATAACCGCGCATTTTTGCGCTAATTTGTACAACTCTCCGTCGGTACTCATGACGGACCCGTGTATACTCGGCGCGGGAAGATTTTTATTTGTAATAAAATCGTCGGTGATTATTGTCTCATCGTTCAAAATCGAATATTCCGGATAAAATTTATTGAATATCGCCTGTACAACGGCGGCGTTAGCCACATAACAAGGTATACCGCTCTGCAAATGCAATTTATCGCTATACCATAAATTCCCGACTGCGCTAATATCAGTAGACGCTAACGCGCTATTCGTCCTCGCGTTAAATACTGCCGCCGCCGCCGGGAATATAATTCCGAATGGTTCGGACTTACATAACGCCTCCGCCGCCCGAAGTGAATCAACCCGATTATCACATTCCTCGGGCGTCAAAACTTTATACCCAGACCGGTTTTTACCGTCGAAACCTGTGTATATACAAAACCACCCAAGTGTATATTTTTTAGTATATGATTCGTTTATGAGTTTAATAATCTTACGTACATACGGTTCGGGGCCTTTCCTCGGGTCGGTCGGATCGTCGGGATTCCGAATCAACATTCCGCTCCTGCCGCCGGTCTGCAATGAGATTATATCCCATTCGTCGATATCGTTTTCGTATGAATTAGCCAATTCGACCATCATTTTGGGAGAGTATCCGGATTCGGCGGACGCCCACCTCGCCATGCTCCGCGTATCGATATGGTACATTCGGCGGATATGACTCGCCCCCCATTCATCCGTACCGTTAGCGTCGGTTTCCTCCCATTCTTCATATAACCGATAAATAGACCCGGACCCACGATAATACACATATAGGTTTACCGTGATTCCGTAATTTTTCAAGATAAACGGCACGTATTGCCATGAGTCCGCCGAATAGCTGTTCCCGAGAACGAGTATATTCAGATGATTTTTTTCGTAGATTTCCGGTTCAATAACAAGCTGAACGTCGGCGTCGCATATTGCGTTTGTGTTGTAATTATAATATACGACGAGATAATTTCCTCCTGTATTAGTTATATAATGATCTTGACTCACTTCCTCCGTATCGGCTTCAGCGGCATAATAGTCGGAACAATGAATATTATTCTCGATAGAATCACATATGCCATATACAAGCCGGTTTCCCGTCGATTTGATTTTATATTTTTTTCCGGGGACTATATCATAAAATTTTGCCTTATATTTTGCGTCGCCGTTAATAACCAACTTTCCGTCGCCAGCGGCGATATATGCGTTAATACTTGTTCCGTCTAAAGCAAACTGAGCACGTCCGGTTTTCAAATAGTCAGTTAATTCCTCGATATGCCGAATATTACTTTGTATTGTCTCGTCGTATTTATTTTGTATTATCAGAGCATTTGAAAAATCTTCGGGGCTCATATCAGCACCGCTTACAACTCTTTCGACTTGGACAATAAATTTATAATCTCCGAGTTCATACAAACAGAAAGGACTAAATAACTTGTAATCGGTCGCCTCTGCCGCAAAACTGTCGCCGTTCCATAATCCTACGTACGAATCGTCGTCTTTGTTATACGCATATACGCGGTAAAAGTACCCGTCGTTTACTTTTATTGCATCATATCCTGACAAAAAGTTTTTTGTTATAAACCTTTTTTGCGCGAGAGCGTCGGTTTTATTACTAATTCCCGAGGACGCCAAAATGCGACCGACTTCATAATAATCAGATCCCGAATGCCAATTAAATATTCCGCCGCGCGTAAAATCAAGCTCGTTTTTTACTTCAATTATTGCGTCTCCGGTAGCCTTTGCGTCGGCGGCGGCGCCGCTGGTATCAAGGTCGGTATCGGTTTCAAACGCGACCGACTGATACACACCGCCGGAGGTCCATTCTGTTCCATCATAGTAATACCAATTCCCAGCCGTATATCCGGTTTCTTGTCCGGTATAAACGTAAACCTTTGTTTCATCTTGCATATCCGATACGGCGTTCGCGACGAGCGGAGAACCGACCGCCGCGCGAAGTCGTTCGATTTCGGTTTCCAAACTTGCATACGTAACGACCGGAATATTATCATAGAACACATAATTATCCGGCTCTTTCGCCGCAATTACGGGGATTTTAATTGTCTCGATTGTTTTCGTCTCGCCCCCCGCTTTAATTTGAATGTGAGCATAAATAGGATAACTTTCCGTTAACAGCGCATTCGGAATCTTGCACGTAATAACGTCTCCGTTACGAGTAGCTTTAACGCCGGTCGCGGTAATACTTTTTTTATTACCGAAATAAATCGTCGGTGCGACGGATAACGAAAGTCCGGTTATCCGAAGTGTTCTATTTACGTCCCATTGCGTAACCGTATCGACGGTATACGTCGTATATCCGGTAAAATTAACGTTAATCATGCTATTCCTCCGAAAGTTTTTTTTGCATTTAGGAAAATCCCTGCGGCGGTTCATGCTCGAACCAAAACCGCGCCAAAAACCGAACCGAAACCGGTTCGAGTTCGGTTATTTATTAATGATTAATAATATCGTGGGGACTTTTTTCTACGGAGAGGTCCCCTGCGTATCGTTGCTCCCCGTGAGAACGACAGAATTTTACCTACCCCGGTTTGAATTTTTTGAAAATTGAGGCTTTCCCGAATCTTTTTTCTTTTGAAAACGTTCATGTTTTGCGTTATGACAGCGAATACATAACGATTGCGTATTGCTCAAATCAAACCGTCGTTCCCAACCGTCGGGCGTTTGTATCGGGATGATATGGTCGACCTCGGTCGCAAACTCGCCACACTTAACGCACCGATAACCGTCCTCCTGTAACCGAGTCCGCGCCAACTTCCGCCACTCTTTCGACCAATAGAACGAGGTATACTTCGGGTCCCGCTTCCGGTTATATCGTTTGTTCGCGTCCTTTATGGACTGTTCAAGTCTTGCCTGTCGTTCGGCCTCTACGATTTCCGCGCATGAGCGGCAGTACGACCGCCCGTACGGTATCAGATCCCCGCACCGAGCGCACGATTTCAATAACATAATACCCCTCCCTCACATAATAAAAGGACCCGACCGAGGCCGAATCCTTTGCAGATTACGAAACGGAGGAATATCCAATAATCTACGCTAACATTTTATTACGTTGCGGCGGGAAAAGTAACTGTCCTTTTACTGTCCTCTCGGTGTCTCGTTGGTGTCCTCAAACCTTAACGCCATGATAGCGGACGAGTATAGTTTAATAACGTATCGCTCTGTATACCCCATCCCCTCGGCGATCTGGCCGAAATCTTTACATTCGACAAAGAACGCCTCGAGGACTTCCGCGTAACCGGCGTTATCTAATTCGTCGATTAACGAGAGGATCTCCGCTCGATATCCGCGTCCGATATTAGCGAGTCTATTAATACGTGCCTCGAGTTCCTGTTTATCGGAAAGGATATCGGATATCTCGCGCGGCGTTCCGCCTCGAGGCATATCGGTAATAACCACCGACCGGACGGAATACAGTTTCTCGTCTAACTCAACGAGACGTTTCTCGAGGCGATTTACAAGAGAACAATTTCTTTTGTAGCGTTTTAAAAATTGTTTTCGGCGTTCTAACTCCCGCCGCGTTATGTCGTCCATATTAGACCCTCCAATCTGTAAAAATAACAAAATAACAAAAAAATTCGTAACTTCTTATAACATTTAATTTTCTATGTTATATATACTATTTATTATATATTTCTAATAACTTTAGAAAAAAAATGTTATTATGTTATATGGATATTAACATTGATGTAATTACATTAAATTTCGGGCATTTGTTGATTGAATTGCATTAACGTTAATGAAATCCGCATAACAAAAACTATAACAAAAACTATAACAAAAACTTTTCGCGATTCCTGTTTTTGTTATATAAAAATCGACGATAACAAAAACGAAATAACAAAATGCAATTTTTGTTATGTTTTTGTTATGGATTTTGTTATAAATTTTTGGACGCCGAAACGATAACCCACCCGACGAGCGCGAGCCAAAAAATTAAGTAAATGAATAAAGGTAAATCAGTATTCATTTATTTTTTCCTCCTGTTTTTTCATACCGATTTTATACGCAACACTTCGATATTGTTTTCCGTAAACGGTTTTTATTACGCGTCCGACGGAGAAGTCCGCCGGAATACCGTTTCGAGCTGCGACGACTTCATATTCGGGAAACGCTTTCTCTGCGGCTTCAAGAGACGTCTCCGCTTCGATAACGTCGTCAGTCGGTCGCGGTTTTAATTCTAATGAACAGGAAACGACAAATTTATAACTCATACCGTTATTCTCCTTTACGCCGTTTTTCCTCACGGTATAAAATACCTGCGATAATAAGTATCGCGCCGACTGCAATTCCTAAAATAAACCATATG